TGAGCATATGTATGATCACTAAAAGGCAAGAAGGAAATACCTGATACTTCATCAAAATTTTTATACACCCAAGCACCTACATCCATCCACTCGTGCTCTTTGACGGATATTGTCACAGATGGTTTGTGCTCACACCAATGTCTTTGAAAGATCAACCAATAGTCTAGTTGCTCTATTGCAGTCATTTCTGTTCTAGTAATAGCACCTGTAGGTGACTTCATAGGAAAACTAAATACAGAAACACTGTCAGGTTTCATAACATCAGGCTCTGCAGGAATACCTGCTTCTTTCATAAACTGTGTTAGTGGGTCTTTATTGTCACCACGTACAGTTCTAATATAGAAAGGATTGTGCCTAGCATGAATACCTGAAGCACTATCAACTAACTGACTAACTGTGCCACTAGGTTTTACACAAGTTATAGCAGTTGATTGTGGAATGCCTAAATCTTTAGCAATTTTTTTATTAGTCTCTACTGCAACCTCTTTTAATACTTGTAAATTAAGCAATAGATTTTTATTGTTAGGTGTTAATACAGGACAGTCAAGTATGCCTGTTAAAGATACACCTAATAATCTTTCCTCTTCTGTATTATCTTTCCATACTTTACGTAAATATTTAAAATCAGTCAATGTAGATTGGAATGTGCCCAAGATTGTAGCCATACGAACTTTATCTTTTAAAGAATCTAAATCATCTGTTTCACGTGCAACAACTTCTGTTAAATTACAAAACTGATATGGTCTAAGTATAATTTCTGAACAAGGATTACAACCAAACTCGTGATCAGCATTTCGTCTTCCGTTTTCTAGTGCTTTAGCTTTAGCAGATTGACGATTAAATATACCACGTTCTCCTGACTTAGACTCGTACAATGCTGTCCATTCTCGCATGAATGTTCCCATCTCAGGTTTACCTTTGAATGCAACAGAATTATTAGCTAATGCTCTTTGTCCTTCATTCTCCCACCATTGACCCGACTTAGCGTGACGCATTTGATCGTCACCTAAATTAGATAAAGATATAAGAGCAGAACGTCTGACTCCACCAACAACTACAACTTCTCCTACTTTACACATAATATCGTGACACTCAATAGGATATAATCTTCTACCTTTTGCATTTGTAAATATTTCTATACAAAACTTAAATAAGTCTTCTAATGGAGCAGGACCTGATGCTCTACCACCAAATGTTTTTAATCTAGCACCTGCAGGTCTAACTTGCGATACATCCCATTTAGGTATTTGACCTACATATAACATAGCAATCATTTCTCTAAATGCTTTTGCCCATCCGGGTCTGCTATCTGCAACAGATATAACTGTAGTGCTTTCTTCAAAGTGTTCATTAACAATAGGCAACTTATCTACGTTTGATCTTTCAACAGAGAAGCCAACACCCGTACCACACATAAGTATATACATACATTCATCAAAACTACGAGGACTATCAACAGGTATGTAACTACAATTATATCCTGCTACATGACATCTATCTAAGGCATCTCCTGCAGTCATAAGTGCTCTCATACTAGGCATTATACCTAAAGATACTATATAATTATTTAATTTTTCTCTTAGAGCTTTTGTTATATTATATTTATGCTTAACGTGTAAATGCTTTTGCATATAATCAAAATATCTATCAACTGTTTCTAACCAAGTCTCTCTTCTTTGCTCATCATCTTTCCAACGAGCATAACGAGATAATGCTATAAAATTTTGATAATCTGTGGGCAAGTAATTATTTATCATATCTGTTCTCCTGTACTGTTTTTATACTTTTTATTTCAACACCCTCAATGTCATATATAAATTCTTCAAAACTATTTTCTATCTCTTCTCCTACATTTTCATCTGCAGGTACGTGATATTCTTCATCGTCTATTTCTAATGTTGCTGTTATTTTAACTTTTATCTTCATCTTCAACAACACTAATCAATTCACTCAGATACCATTGTGCTTTCTTTAAATCTTCTGCACCATTTTTGTATCTGTATCTCCAAAGGTATTTCATAATATTACCTTGTAGATAATACTCAAATCCTGTATCAGTCATAGCTTTAATAGCATCTATGGTTTCTATACCTGCTTTATTATAATGTGGTGGATGATTAACCATGTCCATAGTTTGTTTATGGTCTGATTGTTCTTGTGCTTGTTTTTTTACACCTGACAAATATTTCACTTTTTGCTCCTTTGATTTTTCTTCTAGTTCTTTAAATTTCTTTTTCATGTATTCTAAATGCCTCATTTCTTTTCCTTAAAATCTATGTATACCACATTATCTTTTGTATTGCTAATAATTTTTTCTTTTTCTTGCTGCATTTGTTTGTCTACAAATTTTTCTAACTTGTTTACCAAATCTCTATCTTGCTCCATCAAACCTAGTGTACCTGCAACCATCTGTCCTAGATGCATTAAATCTAGTTGTGATCTTTTATCTAAGCTACTATTTTTATCCATTATAATATTAACTGTAATTTCACCTGTCCAAACATTTTCATCATCAAAAACTTTGGGAGTCAACTCTATATATACTGCATCGGGTTTAAGTTTCATCGCTTCACTCATGTTATTTTCTCCTTGTTACTTTTTTTCCTGAGTACTTTATAAACTTAGGATGTTTGTTTTTACCTTTTTCTTTTAACCAATCTTCAGGTATTATCCTGTCATAGTATCTAAACCCATGTCTTATGCACCACATAGCATAACTTGTTTTTGATCCCTTATATATCTTTACATTACTATTTGTAAATACAAATCTTATATCTAACTTAGGATGTTGTTGCTTTATAGCTAGATGTTTCTTTCTGTCAGAAGTTATAAATCTTCCTTTTGTTTCTATTATAACTCCATTACCTAGTATAAAGTCAGGGGTATAAGTGCGATAAGTTAAGTCTTCCCATTCTATTTTTATAGACTCATAATCGTATTTATATTTCTTTTCATCTAGAAAGATAGATACTTTATGTTCAATACCACTCTTATACCCGTGCTTCAAAGCATCACGATATGCTTTATGTGGAGACATTACAGAAGTCTTCTCCAACCTGTAAATGGATTAAACTCGTAAGAGTCGTGTGCATAGCTAACACCAAGAGCTTTCATCTCTTCTTTTACAGCTTCATCTGCTAATTTTTTAGCTTCCATAGCCTCTCTCAAACCCTTAGTTCTCATCTCACGTAGAGTTTTTTTAGCTTCTGCTAACTCTTTTTCCATGGTTGCAATATCTTTTTGCAAGTCTTCAATTTTTTTGTCCATCATCATACTCCTCACTAATAGACACATATGAAACCATCTTTGGGAATTGTGCTTTAGATGGTATGGAAGGTTTTTCTTGTAGACCTTTCCAACACTCATACCTAAAGTCACAAAAAGAACAAGTCACTCCTAAAACTTTATTCCCTGTAGGTTTACCTCTAAACATTTCATCTTCAGGTTCAAAACATCTTTGAAACTCATTAGACTCATGTCTTTTGACACTCTCCTCTAATTTAGTTACTTCTTTTTCAATGTCAAGTCCTGAAGCAGAAACATATTTAAATTTACCATTGGCTTTATTAACAACCCACCAACCACCTGCTTTCTTATCTAATGCTTTAGCATAACCTGCAAGTTGTCCTACATAGCCAAAAGAATCGCCACCACTCAAAGTTTCATAAGACTCAAACTTATTTCTGTATGACCAATCTGAAGCTGATTTAATATCATCTACAGCATCATCAAGAACTAGATCGTAAGTGCCACTCACTTTTGTTTTACTTACATCTAAATGTACTTTATCAGAGTCAATAAACTTTACATTTGCTTCTCTTAATAAACCTTTAAATATAGCTTCAACTATATCTCCAATCATCATGTTCATAATAAAATTAGAAGGTTTCGCTATGGCAGTTTTTGGTTTATTTTTAGCGAACCACAGTTGGCAGGTGGGTCTACCTAAATTAGACATCCTGAGAGCAAACTTATCATTTTTAGTTTTGCTCCCAAATTGTCTTTGTAATGCTTCTTTGATATCATCACATATTTTGCCTATATTTTCATCAGACATAGATGATTTACCATTTGAAGCATCTTCCATATATTGATGCAGTAAGAGTTCTACTCTATGATTCATCTGTATCTACATCAATAAACTCTTCCACTACATCCATATCTTCTTCAGACACAGACTTATGTCTAGCATTTGCTTTCTCATCCCACTCTTTATAGATATAATCATTGTAGTTTTTGATCCAATCTAAAAAGTTTGTAAATGTCTCATTGTCTTTTGAACGTATCTCTACAGACTTTGAGAAGTCAACAGATACTTCAGGTGTATAAAAACTTGATCCATTTGGTAATGGGTTCTTAGTCAACTTAGTAAGCTGTATATTATGCTGAAGAGGTAGTCTTTCTTTCTTTACAAAAAGATTAAAAGCATCTCCTAGAGTTTTGTATGCAGTCTTATTATCAATCTCCCAAATAAAAGGAATATTAACATCTAGATCAGCAGACTCTCCTGTCTGTGTAACGGGATTTTTTAGAGTCACTGTTCCAAATATAACACGCACTCTTTTTATTTGTCTTATTAAGTCTTGTGTCTCTGTAGGTAAAGACTTAAAATCCTCAACAAATCCTGTAGGTTTTCCACAGTTAAACTTGCCTGTATTATCTTTGAGATCAATACTCAGACTATCAGACATAATAGTTCTATGAAACTCTCCTTTAGGTTCATTGTCTTTAGCATTTGGAAATGCTATGTACCTTCTATACATATATCTTTGCATAAAAGGTCTTACGATAGCACCCTCTGAATAGTAGTAAGTAGATGTATCTCCATTTACTATTTCAAGTCTGTAAGTGCCACTAGGAACGACTTCTACGTTCATAGATTTACCATCAACATCCTTTTGACCCATAATAGGCGAATGCCATATTCTAAGTCTATTAAGAAGGTTTGCTTTCTTAGACTCTCCACTCTTCATAGTAGAAAGACCCATTGCTTTTGCCATACTAGCATAATTATCCGTAGATATAGTAACTAATTCAGTCAATATAGTTCTCCTTTTTTTAAGTTAATAAGTTATATCATGTATACTATTTAGTGTCAAGCCAATTATTACCTATTTTTGATTCTAATAATAATGGTACATTAAAGTCAATCTGATACTGTCTGTCTATAATATGTTTCATTTCTCTGTTTACAGATTCAATGACTTCATGCACTTGACTACTCTCGTTTGGATGCACGTCTATAACAATAGAATCATGCACAGTATTCACTATACAGGATTGCATATTATCTAGTCTTGCATCAATCTCTAGCATTATAAGAGGAACAATGTCTGCAGTAGCAAAACTCTGCACAGGATAATTCTTTATCTGTGTAAAGCTAGTTACTGAACCATTACCTCGTCTTACTACATCAGGAAAGCTAAACTCTCTTCCTGAAGGTATAGTAATCTTTTTACTACCTATAGCTTCTTTAGCCAATCGGGAGTGCCATAGGTTGATCTCTTTGTACTTGTCTGTGAAGTGTTTGTAATATGTAGCT